GTACATCCGACCCATTCTGCATAAGAGCATAAGGATAAACTAAATGCTGGTGGTGATCTTTGAACTTTCCCACGGTATAACTACCGGTTGTTTTGATGTCGTGAACACTGGTAGGCATCAGTTCGTCAATCAAACCATAAACCAATACACTACCGTATGCAGTAGGCAAGATGGCTTCTACTCTTTGTTGGGTTAATGCTCCTTTGTAGTAGTTGGCAAACTCGCGGCAAAGGTCAATGTGAAAAGTGAAAGTGCGATTGTTGTAAACAGCTTTTATCCCGTAAAGTTTTCCGTCATCGTGATATGCCTTGCTAATTTCCATTATAGAAGATTTACGGTTCTCAATCATACAATCAATGATTTCCCCAAAACACGTTCCTCTATCAGCAGCTTCACTATCGAAAGGTACTCTATTTATCCTATCAATAAGAGATTGGAATTGTTTTTCCCTAAACTCATCCTCATCGCATGGGGGATTATCAGAAAAAGCGTAATATTTTTGATATATCTTATCACTATCTATATAATTTTGATAAGAATCCAGCAACGTTGGGTATATTTTATAAGATATTTTACTCATTCTTATACCTCCATTTGTAACCACCTGCTGTAAGGAAGTTTCTTCTACCTATACAGCAACTGATAATATTAGCATTGTTAATACCCGTTTGTCTTTCAGCCTCTTTAGCACTTTCAAATGTACTTATTAACGTACCATCCTCTCGACACTGAACAACGGCTTTTGACATCTTCGGGTGATTTATTTTCTTTTTGCTAAACCGTTCGTTTCTTGTTCCGTAATTAGCATTGTATCTCCATGTGCACCATTCTAAGTTAGAAACAGAGTTATTGCTTTTAACCTCATCTTTATGATTTACACATGGTAAATTTTGCGGATTAGGAATAAACGTTTCGGCAACAAGTCTATGAAGAGATTTATATTCTACTTGTTGTTGTTTCCATAGTGATATTCGTAAATATCCACTCCATATTTTATTAGGCTTAATTATCTTTCCTGTTATCTTTCTAAAATTACCATACCTGCTTTTAATAAGCCTATCTAAAGAGCGAACTCTACCAAGGGTACTTACTTGATAGAGTCCTTCATAACCTTGAATGTCTTTCCAAATCTCATTAGGCTGCATCTGAGTAGATTTTAGTTTCCTTATTGAATATCAGCCCCAAAGCCTTTACCTTTGCAGCAAACAAACTTCTCGCCATCATCAAAGAACTACCAACGTGTTCAAACTCATTAATATGAGAGGCGAACTCATTAGCAGACTTGGCATCAGTTATAAATTCGATACTTTCTTTGACTTTCTCTATCACCTTATCATACTTTTCCTGTGCCTCTTTCTTGGCAGCAAGCATACCCAAATACGAATTGATTATCTTGGCGGTGATAAAGTCGTTCTTTGCGGTTGGATTACCATTCTTGTCAAGGATGGTAGGAACTTCCATCACTGAAGGAAGATTGCAAGTATTCTTACCGTCATTTCTTGAAGTTGGGTCAAAAGTGATAGTACGTCTTTGGACGCCTCTTTCGCTTTTCATTTCAAGATAACCGAGCAAATCCAGTTCAGTAACGATAGAGTTGTAGGATTTTTCACGCAAGGCAGGGATAAACACCGTATCATCACCTTCTTTTCTTGTGTCGCGATGGGCAACGAAAATGATGTGCTTGTTAAGCCCCGAAAGTGTTCGTGTCATCCATGAAAACTCTGCATTGATACCGCTCCAATCACGGATGGACGGCTGGCGGGTTCCACACTTGTGAGTAATGATGAAGTCCATCATCTTGCCGATGGTATCTACTACAATGGTCTGATAAGCGGACAAGTCCTCTTGAAGAACTTGCTGAACATCGCTCCATGAAGTGACCTGTACCGTGTCTATATTCTCCAAGTGCGCCATGTTCATGCGCTTCACGCCGTTATCGAAGTCCAACAGCAGCGGTTTCGGTGCGCTCAATGCTACCGTACTCTTTCCCATTCCGGCTTGACCGTAAATCATCATCTTCACGGTGGTCGGGATAACTAATTCATTACTTTTCTTAATCAGTGACATAATCGTAAATTTTATAGGGTTATTTGTTCAGATATTTACTCATTTTAAAAGCATTAATAGCGGATTGTATCTCGAACTTGGAATATATGATAGGAGAATTTCTGGATGAGCCTTTTCTTTTCTTATGCACCAATCCTTCTTTCTCTAACTTTTCCAAAAAGTTAGGTTCATACCCAAGTGTCTTTAACCATCTGAACGCTTCTCTTTGCTTGATTTCATCAGATACAGGAGACCGTTTCTTCTCACTGGCAGCTGCACCAAGCTCCGCCATGTCCATGCAGATATTTTTAAATTCAAATAATTCAAGTCTTACCTCCATACCGTCCAGTTCTTTCAATTCGTTCAACTCTCGTTCTTCGTCCCCTTCTCATATCGCCCTGTTCGTGATAGAGCGATAGAGAAAATACACACAATAAGCAACATGCAACAGACGCACGAACAGTCGGTGAAAAATCCATTGTAAGTTTCACACCAGCTATTCGTTCGTAAAGCATGGTAGCAAGTTCTCTTCCATTTCTTACATGAAGAATTTCAAAAGCCTTCTGCAACTGGTTGTTTATCGTACTCACAGCCCTGCATTTCAAATCGGCTATCTCCTTCTTCTCATACCCTTGTGCATACATTCGTGCCGTAATCTCGCATTCAGGTGTAAGTTCGTTAAAAACTCTCTTCATAATCGTGTAAGACGGCTGATTAATAATTGCGGACAACCTCAATATATCCGGCTTCCCTGTTAGTGTCCACCGAATACAAAGTTTGCTTCTTGTCTATTATCCGGTCAATCCTTGCCAGCCTGTTAAGGTCAGCGGTACACCTGCGAAGCTGTCCAGCAAGCTTGTCGCTAAAGTCAAAACTGATTCTGTCATTCTTCTTTTTCAGCTTTTTCTTGATTTCTGTCCTTTCTTTCAGTTCTTTTGCCATAAAAGTAAAATTTAATTAATGATTCGTGGATGGTAAGGGAATCGAACCCCTCTCAATCGTGCCAATTGTTTGCGCAACACGAAGCTCTAACCGATAAGCTAACCATCCGATTAAAAAAGGTGCACTATCCTCACGGACGGCACACCCAGTACAAACACAATATAAAACACGAATATCTAATCTATTATCATAACAATGCTTTTAACCGCATTTTTGAAATGATCAAACTTCTGTTTCAAATCACTCCAAGATTTATACCATGTATTTTTCTCTTCAGCTAATTTCTCGTTAGCCTCTTCCAGTTCCTGCACACGCCTTACTAAATCTTCATGCGTCATGCCTCTTAATTCTTCCACTGTCATAATCGTATAAATTTAAAATGTCGTTAAAAAGGTAGGAGTCGAACCTACTTCTTGTAAGCTAAATGAATATATAAATTAGAATATAAGTTAATACCAACAATTAATCGCTTACACGCATTCCAACAATGCTACTTCATAAATTACCGCCCAGCTGGTTTACAAGGTGATTGTGCACTCATCCCCATGCGCCTTGTGCCGGATTATAGGACTACCTTTTAGCGGTCTGTTTTAAGTTCTCTATAAGTTATTCTCATGAGCGACACACACCCTACACATATAACACTCATTATAGTGATAGAGAATATTTTCATAGGACTGTAAGTAGTAATAGCCCCGTAAAGCATACCGGCAGCACATATACTAACCAATATAGATAAAACGAATTGGATTGTTTTCATAATCGTATAAATTTAAATAAGTATCTGTACCCTAATCGAATAGCAGAACCTTATTTCAGTTCAGTACAGACTATAAGACCTTTCAGCGATACTTGTGCCTAACCAAGCATACTCACCACGCTAAAGACAAATTGGCGTGCTGAAAGTAAAAATCATTTCAACTTCGTGGCTTTACCACCATCAGACATATACAACCATTCGCCCATTGTCGGCTTATCCTCGGTTGCTATCGGTGTCAATTCCGTTCCACTTGCACCCACCACTATCCACCATCACTGGCTTCGCTTACGTGCCTTCGCAGAAATATATCTTTTTATCGTATCAATATGTCAAAGAACCAATCAATAGTACCCTACCCGATTCTCGCTATCGGTTGCCGTTCAATCCGTCCGTAGGGCTGTCGTGCATTGCATAATCGTGTATTATGCGTATCGGCTGATACCTTGTACCCGGCATAGAGCATCGTAATCCATGCCATCATCTTCACAAGTTTCAAAACCTTTTAAGGCATCTTCCAAACTGTCTATCTCATCCGTTATCAACTGGATAGCTTCTTTTTTGCTATCAGCATTGAACATCAGGCAAACAGTCCTTTCATCGTTGTTATGGGCAGCCTCTAAATCTTTATAAAGGCTATCCAACTGCTGGTTAATCGTGTAAGCATTCATATCCATATCTTTTATGCGATTGACATCAGATTAGCTTTTTTGAAGCATCTGAATTCTTGGCGTTCAGTATCATAGTAAGTCTGGACGGTATCATTCTTTTTTCTGTTGTCAGTACCAGTGATGGCAGGCATCAGCTTTTCATTTAGTGTACCGTATGCCTCACGAACAGAACCGTCCACTTTTTTGAAGTAGAACTTCACTATCTTCTTCTTCATCTCACCTTTCAGTTTCAAATTAGCCCAAGCCACCTTCATTGCTTCGCTCATGGTGTAGCCATTACGCTTAACGAACTGCCAAGCAAGGCTCATTACTTCGTGTAAAAATTCTCTTGTTCTCATAATCGTGTATTTTAATATGTTTATACTATTTGAAATCTGAATTAATCTTCGTTTCTTTGTATCAGTTTAATTTGATAATGCAAATATACTACTATTTTTCAGTAAAAAGAATCTAATACTGAAAAATAGTAGTAAAACAACACTATTTAACTATTGAAGCAGGTTATACCTTATTATAATATGAAGAAAGAAGGCAGAAATAGAAATTGGATAGCGTGGATAGCACTTGGATTAAGTGTTATTGCGATATTGCTATGGCTATGCAAATACGAGCCTGTAACATGGACTCTATTCGATTCTATGATTGCTTTTCTTTCTTTCGTTGTAGGAGCATTAGCCGTAATGGTTGGATATAACATTTTTGGGTTAAAAAACGACCTTAAAAATGAAATAGAAGAAAAATTACAGGACATAAGTGACCATCATGTAATTCATACAGCAAAAACTATGATGTATATAGAGATACGCCTGCTACACATGGCTATGAAATTAAAAAATATAGCAGATATAAGGCAATCTATTTACATGATGCTTGAGACCACTGAAAAGACTAAAGATAAGGAAGATATAGATTATGTTATTAATCAGTTGAAAGAACTTAAAACACGATATGGATATACACTGTTTGACGATGCATTCACAAGGAAACTAAAGATTAAACTCGGAAGGATTGGCACTTTCTCTGATAGCGCGCTTCTCTTCCTTCAAGATCTTGAAGTATGATTCTTTTGCAT